CGCTCGTTGATGTCTGTGGCTGTGATAATGCCAGCTCGTAGATCTTCAAGATCTGCTTTACGCATACGGCCCTCGTCAACGGTGAACTCTGCCGGCTTGGTGAATGATACTTTCCACCAGTCGTCTGGCAATGTGTATGCGCCCATCTTGGCACGCTTGGCAATGATGTATTGCGCCAGTCGCTTGTATCCGTTTTCTAAAGTCTCGCGTCGAGCTGCTATTGATTTGTTAATATCTGCGGCAAAACCACGAACGCCAGCTCCGCCGACACTTGAACTGTCCAACATTTCCCTGCGCCAGCCCATGGCGTAGAATGCTGATTGTTCGACAAGTTGCGTAAACTTGAGCCAGCCCTCTGGTGGGTCGTTGGCTGTGTGTGCCTTGAGGCTTCCACCATTCTTGATGATGCGGATCATTCCGCTGTCCATGTAAGTTGTGCCTGGGGCTGAATCGCCACCACCGATGCCAAGGGCATTGCGTCCGATGTCGCGCGTGCCGCTCTCTGTAGACTCTACAAGCGTTAAGATGCTATTGATCTTCTGCTTCATCTTCTGCGCATCTCTTGTCTCGCTGAGGTCATACCAGTCGAGAATGGCGCTGGCAATCGCTGGAGTGCCTCTGCCTTGGCTGAACCATTCCATGTCGGTAAAATGCACCATGCTGTTGGCTGGGATGTCTTGGAATCCCCGCTTGCGTGAATCGTCTTTGATCCTGTAGGCGATTGGAGACATGTAATCGTCAACAATTACTCCTGTGAGTATTCTGCGCCCGTTGTATGCTGTCGAGTCGCTGACGTATCCATCACGGCACTCGCCCCAGTCGCCGACTCTGTGAGACTCAAGAAACTGCAACTTAGGAAAGCCAGTCTCTTTTTGCTCTGTAAGGACAACGAAAAAGTCTCCGTCAACGTCAAGAAGTTTTGAGCCTCGCCAGATGTTTTTTCTGAATCCAAAATTTGAACCTCGGATATCAAAACCAAGATCTAGTTTTTTGAAGTCTTCCTCGACTGCAAGGGCGAAGTCAGTATCAGCGCTAAGTGATTGGAGTCTCCATGATCCACCGTAAACGTAGTTTGCTTTCTGCTTAACTGCGCCGGCGATTGATGAAAAAGATTGATAAATATATCGACTATCACCGAGCATCATTTTGTGGCGGTGTGCCGTCATCATGTCGGCGATGTCTTGAGATAGGTTTTTGGTGTTCAGCCTGCGCTGATCGTTACGCCCGCCAGAATAAAACTCGCTTGATCCACCGCGTAGCGTGTTGCTTGCTGTGTGCCGCGAGCTTGCTCGGCCGTAGGTTGATTTGACTGGGTTGACTGCCATGGCTATCTTCTTATGCTGTTGTAATTGATGCGAGCTGTCATTGTGTCGGTAACTTCGTCGTTACCATCTAGCACGTAAGTCTCAAGCTCTGCCTCAGTCATCTCGCCACCGCTTGCACCTCCGATTTTAATCGTCTTGTAAGCAAGGCGAATCATTTCCGAGAAGTCAAACGCGCCCCAGTTGGGTGGCAGTTCATATGAAAAAGATTTGCCCGCCAGCGATGCGTTGATCATGCGTGCGCCTCCTTGTTGCACTGTCTCAAGTTGCGCTATTGTCAACTGCTCAAGCAGTGCCAACGTAGCCGAAACGGATTTGTCTGATTGAATCCAAAGTGTGAAAAGCAAGGAGCGCATATTGTGGTTCTATATAAAAGCTAAAAAAGTGTAATTGTCAATGCTAGAAATTTTCACACGTCATCCTTGTCATCATCTCCACCATCAACCCCCACCAGTCCAGCCATTGCCGCGCAGACGCAGGACATGATTTCGCAGTCCCCATAATGGTCATCTTTACTATCTCTGTTTATGAAGTCGTAGTATCTGCGCCCGTCTGGTGCTGTCTTGCTGATGCGATGCCATGCGTTAATCTGTCGCTCGTAAATACTGCCCGCATCATCGGCATACGTCCACACAAGTTTCTCGTCTGTTGTGCGTATGCTTCGGATTAACGATAGCCTGCTGAGTGCTGAGTTTTTCGAGAACCTGATCTGGCCCACGTATCGGCTACCGTTCTTTGCGTTCTCTGTGCCTTGCCCTGTGTCCAAGTATTGCACGTCTGAGTAGATGCGCCTCAATCCGTCTGGATGTCTAAAGTCAGCAGCCTTGTCGCCCCTGAAAACCATCCACCCGTTCTCGCCTGCGATGCGCTGAATCTGCACCGTGTTGTAGTTGCCATCTAAGAATACCTGTGACCCACGGATGCCTCCTTGTTTTAGCTTCCACTTGTCAGCCAGATCTCTGATCTGACCAACGCTGACAACCTTCTCCCGCTCAAGCAATCTGGTTTGAAGGCTTCCGTTGATGACTACCCATGCCCTCACCACACAGTAGTAGTGATCCTTTTGAACATCTGTCGTTAACACAATAAGAGGTTCATCTCCGCCTGTTTCCCACTCTTGCCCAAGTAGATACCCGCCTCTTGCGCTCTCTTTCACTTCGTCTGTCATGTATTCAGACTCGTTCCATGCTTGAGCTAGTTGCTTGCGCACAAAGTTCTCTAGCTTCGACAAGTCGCCACGGCTTCGGGCGATGGTTGCCTCTTTCCATCTAGTGACAAGTTCGGGCCACGGCACATGAACCATTGCATTGTAGTGGAAGAACTCAATGCTTGGGTCGCCGTTGTCATTCATTTGGATATAACGCCCGCTCATGTTGCGCCTGTCTTGGTCGGCGGCGCTCCAGTCCATGCGTCCCTCGCAAAGCTGGCACTGATAATAGGCTGACTCTCTAAGTTTCACCCAGTCAATCATGCCCTCCTCGTTCATAACCTCCTCGCTCGATGCGTATCTCATGCCACCAGGTGGAACTTTGCCATTCACGGCTGGCAGTTTCCAGATGTATGGGATCTCCTCGCCACAGCAATCGCATTTTACGTGCCACGTTCTCTGTGTTGATTTGCGCCACAGCTCATCGAGTTGACTGCCAGCAGTCTGACCGGAGCTTGGCAAGAACATCTGCCATTGCCACTGGAATGAGCTTTGCCTGTCGTGGATCTGCTCAAGCCAGCCCTCTTCGTCACGGTATGCCCAGCTCTCGTCGGCTGTGATGCGTTCAAGCGTCTTACTGTTACGGTTGGCCATGATGCCCGCTGAGAGTAAGCGTATATATCCGTATGGCGTTGATGTATAGAACTTGGTGCGCCTGTATGCTTGATCTGGTATTGTGCGCGTGATGGTGTCGGTGTTGTCGATCAATGGCACAAACTTATCGTCAGAGAACTCTTTGAGTGCCTCGGCGGTAAGGTCATAGTGTGCAGAGTTGCATGGTGATGTGTGCAAGCCGTAGAGTTGCACAAGCTGGGCGGCTAGCGTCTTGATGTGCTGAACGGATCCAATCAAGCCAACGTAACCGCCACGCTTGCTTGCCGCCATTCTTACAGGCTCAACGATCAGCGGGTGATGGCTTCGCTTAAAGTTGCCATAGTCCAGTTGCACATTAGCCTCTAGCCATGCAACTGGGTCGCGTCGTTTTACGTTCGGCAGGTTACTCATGTTCAATGTATTGTGTCTCCTCGGTTGCCGCGCACTCAACGAACCAGTCTGGCAAGTTGACTTCGCCTGGTGGCTTGGCTACTTTCTTGAGTGCCTCGAATAGTGTCAGCGATGTCAGCAATGGTGCAAGGATGTCATAGATCTCGGCTGGTTCTTTGTTGCTAAGTTTCTGCGCTATCTGCTTGGCAAACTTCTCACAGCAAGCATTGCCAGCCCAGAACATTGCCCGCATGATACGCTCGACTTCGCCACGGCTCAACAGCTCGCCCTTGTCCACTCCCAGCTTCTTGGCGTGTGCCTCGGATCGTCTCAGCGACTCGTCAGCTTTTAGCAAGAGGTCATTCCAGAACTTGACATCCTCCCTATCAACGCTGTCGGATTTGGTGGTGGCATCCAGTTGCTCGCCGTAATAGTCGCGCATCTCCTCCAAGCTTCGCTTGCCTTCCACCTCAGAGATCTTGATCTTGGTCGGCTGTAGCACAGCTTTGATGGCTGCTCTCATTGCTGGACTCTTGCGCTTGCAGTTCTTGTTCAGCCACTCGGCAACCTCTTTGTCTGGTGCGTCGAAGTCACAGCCAGCGGCAGTCAGTTTGCCAATGTTGACTTGTGATGTTCCCCATTGTGCGGCCAGCTCATGCTGAGACTTTTTATTTTTTCTTGGTCTTCCCATATGTTTGCTTGTGTCTTTTTAGAATTACAACTCAAATTTTCATTTTTACAAAAAAG